GCTTATTATTTTGGCAGCAGCGCTGGCTCACAAGCCAAGACAGACCTTCTTTCTAAGGCAGGGCCAGTGAAATGACCGAAGACCAGCTTGTCGAAATGCACATTGACCCGTCATGGCTTGAGCCACTGACGGCAGCGTTTACGAGGTTTGAGATCAACACGCCAGAACGCCAAGCGGCATTTATTGGCCAGTGCGCCCATGAGTCGGCCAACTTCAAGACCCTGCAAGAAAACCTGAACTACAGCGCCAAGGGCTTAAACGCCACATGGCCCAGCCGTTTTCCGTCAGAAGCTGAAGCGCAGCCCTACCACCGCCAGCCCGAAAAGATTGCCAACAAGGTCTATTCTGGCCGGATGGGCAACCTAAATGAGGGCGATGGCTGGAAGTACCGTGGCCGTGGCCTGATCCAGTTGACGGGCAAGGACAACTACCGACTGGCCTCAGACGCCTTGGGGGTGGACTTTATTGCTGACCCCGACCTTGTGCTGACCAAAGAATATGCAGCCCTGACAGCGGCATGGTACTGGAACAAGCGCGGCCTGAACAAAGAGGCAGACGCCAAAGACTTTACAGGCATGACAAAAAAGATCAACGGCGGCGTGATCGGCTTGGCCGACAGGGTGGCGCACATCAACACGGCACTTGGTGTTTTGACTGCATAAGGTGAAATAATCACCTCATGGCCAATGTCAAGCAACAGTTAGATGTCCCGTCAATCCCTAGCCTTGGCTTTGCGCCAGAGGGGTATGAGCGCAGGTACTTTGCTGAATTAAACGGGTCACTGAACAGCTACTTTAGAAAGCTCATCAGCACGCTCGGCGCCTTGTTTGGGCCAAGGGGCGGCAAGTTTCTCAATGCGCCACATGGTGCGTTTCAAGACTCAACCGACCAGGTGGCGGCAAGCACCACAGTCGCCACTGCCGTCACCTTCAACACGACAGACTTTTCCAATGGCGTGACAATAGCCAGCAGCAGCCGAATTACAGTGGCCGACAGCGGGATCTGGAACTTGCAGTTTTCCATTCAATTAACAAATACGACAAATGCCGCGCAGGACGCGGATATTTGGTTTCGGGTCAATGGCACAAATGCGGCTAACTCAAACAGTCGATTTGGCTTTGCACCTCGGAAATCTCCTGGAGATCCGTACCACACTGTTGCGGCCATGAATTATTTCTTGAGCTTAAATGCAAGTGACTATGTGGAGATCATGTGGAGGCCAACCGACATCGGTGTTCAAATTGAGCAGTACGCTGCCAGCGCCAGCCCAACACGACCAGCAGTGCCATCGGCCATCGTCACGATGAGCTTTGTGTCCAACCTACCGACAATCTGATTATGTACATCCCAATAAAAATTCCACCAGGTGTTTACAGAAACGGCACAGAGTACCAAGCTGCTGGGCGGTGGCACGATGCCAGCCTAGTGCGCTGGTACGAGAACACGCTGCGGCCAGTGCTGGGCTGGCGCACCCGTTCAGCCTCTGCCGTGACGGGATCATGCCGTGCCATCATCACTTGGCGCGACAACAGCAACACCCGATTCATTGGATTGGGTACACACTCCAAGCTGTTTGCAATGAATCAGGCCGGCACACTCAAAGACATCACACCGACAAGTTTTACCACTGGCTACGCCAGCGCACAGATCGGGGTTGGCTACGGATACAGCACCTACGGCAACTTTGCCTATGGTGTGGCACGCCCCGACACCGGCTCAATCATTCCAGCCACGACTTGGAGCTTGGACACTTGGGGTGAGTATCTGGTGGCTTGTTCAAACGCTGACGGCAAACTCTACGAGTGGCAGCTTGGCTTTGCCACGCCCACATTGGCGGCGGTGATCACCAACGCCCCAACAGGCAACAAGGCTCTTTTGGTCACTGCCGAGCGCATCCTGTTTGCACTTGGCGCCGGCGGCAACCCCCGCAAGGTGCAGTGGTGTGACCAAGAGGACAACACTGTCTGGACGCCCTTGGCTACCAATCAGGCGGGTGACTACGAACTCACGACACCTGGCAGCCTGATGGCCGGCAAGCGCGTCAAGGGCGTCAACCTGCTATTCACCGATGTGGATGTTCATACGGCGAATTACATCGGCGCACCATTCATCTACGGCTTTGAGAAGGCCGGCAGTGGCTGCGGCCTGATCTCGGCGCAGTCGGTGGCGGCCATCGACACTGCCGCCATCTGGATGAGTAGCAGCGGCTTTTGGATTTATGACGGCTATGTCAAGCCGCTACCTTGCGATGTTTCTGATTACATTTTCACAAACATCAACTACGGCCAGAAGTCCAAGGTCTATGCCGTACACAATAGCGAGTTTGGTGAGATCTGGTGGTTTTACCCATCCAGCGGCAGCAACGAGAATGACAGTTATGTCACCTACAACTACCGCGAAAACCACTGGAGCATCGGTTTACTTGACCGCACAGCAGGGGTCGATGCTGGTGTTTTTACATACCCGCTGATGGTTGATCCAGATGGCTTGGTGTACGAGCATGAAGTCGGCTACAACTATGACGGGGGGACTCTGTTTGCAGAGTCAGGGCCAGTCCAGCTTGGCAATGGCGACAACATTATGAAGGTGCGGGAAGTCATCCCAGATGAGCAAACCTTGGGCGAGGCCGTGGTGTCGTTCAAGACCCGACTCTATCCCACAGGCACTCAATCCACATTCGGGCCATTTACAGCGGCCAATCCGACCAATGTCCGGTTTTCTGGCCGGCAGGTCAACATGGTGGTGACGGGTGCGGTTTTGGCTGACTGGCGCATCGGGGTGTTCAGGCTGGATGCAGTGGCCGGCGGCAAGCGGTGAGTGATTCTGAGCATTTGAATAGACTGCGCCGCCATGTAGAGGCTGCTTTAGAATACTCTGGAGGCACACATAATTTTGACGATGTTGCCGAGATGGTGGGGGATCACAGATTGCAGTTGTGGCCAGCCTCAAACTCGGTGGTATTGACAGAGATCATTGTCTATCCGCGACTCAAGAACTTGCATTACTTCTTGGCTGGTGGCGACCTAGATGAACTCTCACGGATGCGACCAATGATCGAATCCTGGGGCAAGTCGATTGGCTGCACCAGAGTGACTTTGGCAGGCCGCAAGGGCTGGGCAAAGACATTTTTAAAAGACGAAGGTTACAGCCCACAGTGGTCTGTACTTGCAAAGGAGTTGTAAATGGCAACAATTGACGAGTTAGGTCTTACCCCATACCAGCGAATCATGGCGCAAATGACGCCGACCATGAACCCGTACACGGGTGCAGGTGTTGCCATAGGTGGCTACGACCCAGCACTCTACAGGCGCATGAGTGGATCAGGTCTGATTAATTATGGCGGCGGCGGTGGCATGGTCGGCGGTGATTCGGGCGGCTTTGGTGGTGATAGCGGTGGCTTTTCAAACCCATTTAGCGACTTGACTCAAGCGCAGCAGGCAGCCTACTACGCTGCGAATCCAACGATGGCAGGCATTACTCAGCTTGGCCAAAAGGGGTTTGGCCTTACATCACTTGGCATGTTGCAAAATTACTTTAACCCAGGCTTTGTGAGTGAGCAGGGTTTGATTGCAATGGGTGTTGACCCTGCTGCATATCAAGCCGCAAAAGAGAGCTTCCGCGCCAGTGAAATTGCCGACATGAATGCAGGCTTCAAAAGCGCTATGGATGCGGCCCCCCTTGGCGACATCGAAGGCGCTGCTGTTGGAGGAGACATAGGCAGCATTTCAGAACAGAATACCGGTGGAGACGGCGGGGGTTATGGTGGCTACGGCGGTGACAGCGCCGGAAGCGACAGCTTTGGCGGTGGTGAATACGCAATGGGCGGCTCTGTTGACCTAGTTGGCGGCCCCAATCCACCAGGCCCAGATGACGGCACTGGCATGTTGCAGCTTGGCGAATATGTCATCAAGAAATCAGCGGTCAAGAAGTACGGCCAAGGGCTGCTGGACATGATTAACGATGGCAAGATACCTGCCAAAAAAATGAAATCTTTACTCGGCTAAGGGGAAAAAAATGTCTAAAGGTGGAAACCAAGTATCAACGACTTCAATTGATCCTGACATCAAGAGTGCGTTTCTCACAAACTTTCAGCAGGCTCAAGGTGTCGCAGGGGCATTGCCCGTGCAGCAGTTTGCAGGGTACAACCCCTTGTATACGGCTGGTGAGGAGCAGATCGTCAACCAGTCCCTGACCCCGTTCACTGGTCAGGAAATTGGCGGGTTTATGAATCCTTACACGCAAGAAGTCATTGACCGCAGCCTTGGCGATATTGAGTCGAGCCGCCAGATGCAAGACTTGAGAGATCGTCAGGCTGCCACACAAGCCAAGGCTTTCGGTGGATCACGCCAAGGTGTGCAGTCTTCACTGACCAATGCCGCTGCCTTGAAGCAGGCCGCTGACCTGTCAGCAAACCTGCGCAATCAGGGCTATGGCCAAGCTGCGCAGTTGGCTCAATATGCCCGTGGCCAGAATCTCCAAGGCGGTCAGAATGTGCTGGCACTTGGCGGTGCGCGTCAGGCATTTGAGCAGCAGCAGCTTGATGCCATCCGCAACATCGGCCTGCAAAAACTTGGCATTGTGCAGTCCAGCTTGGGTGCAAGCCCTGCCAACTTGGGCGGCAGTGTATCAACGCCATACAGCCGCAATGTCGCATCCGGTGCTTTGGGTGGTGCTTTGGCTGGCGGCCAACTGTTTGGCCCTGTCGGTGCAATCGGCGGCGGCATTCTTGGCTTGCTAGGTTAAGGGGATAAAAATGTCAACACCATTTGACTTTGCAAACTTTGGCAACATGTTTGGCGGCATGCAAGGTGGCACGCCCACTGGTCTTGATGCGCTGTTCAACGAAGACCAGCGCAAGCTGATGAATCGTAATGCGGCCCTGTCAGCGGCTGCTGCACTGCTGCAAGCCAGTGGCCGCAGCACTACCCCCATCGGCCTTGGCCAAGCCCTTGGCTCGGCACTGCAAGCTGGCCAGCAGGGCTACACCCAAGCGCGTGCTGGGTCGGTGCAGGATTTGTTGCTGGGTGAGAAGCTGAAAGAGGCTCAAACAGCAAGAGATTTTCAAAAGCAAATTGCGGGTGTATTTACAGAAACACCTCCCATCCTGTCACCAGAGCAGCAAGCATTGATGGCCCCCAACATGCAGCTTGGCCCAACAAATGCCAGAGCAGAACTGGCCGCAAACATTCCACCACCATCTGCTGATGAATTGTTGGCGTCCCAATATCGCAGGGCCGCGCAAATAGCGATAAGTGCTGGTAAGAGTGAAGACGCAAAAAGATTGATGGACATTGCAAAAGAACTCCGACCTGTTGAAGAGTACAGCACGACACCTCAGTTCGGCAATAGTGCCGGAGGAACGCCAATATCTTTTGTCTTGAGCAAGTCAGGCAACATGAAGTTGCTTAACTTCAACCGCAGCCCTGAGTTTAATTATCAGGACACTGGCTCTTACATCAGCGTGCGTGATAAAAACACAAACAAAGAGCTTGAGCGTATTCCAAAATCTATGACCCCTGGCGAGATTGCTTCTAATCGAGTTGCTCAAGCTGGTCTTGGTTTGCGCCAGCAGGAATTTAATCGTGGTGCTTTTGACCGAGTTGAGACACCTGACGGATTTGTCAATATCCCTAAAGCTGGTGGGCCTGCTGTCCCTATCATGGGGCCAGGGGGTACTCAGTTGAAGGGTGTGTCTGGCGGCAAGCTGACAGAGGGCGAAACAAACGCCGCTGGATTCGCGCAGCGAATGGAGTTATCGCAAAGCATTTTTGACAAGCTACCTGCTGGCTCGCAGCCAGGGGCCGGCACTCGCACTTTAGAAGCTGTTCCGTTTGTTGGTGGGGCTATGGCGCGGCAGTTTGCTCAAGACGCAAATACGCAGATGTACGACCAAGCCGCGCAAGACTGGATTCGCGCCAAGCTGCGCAAAGAATCGGGTGCTGCAATCGGTGTGGATGAGGCGAGACAGGAGTATGCAACCTACTTCCCGATGGTGGGTGATACTGCTGAAAAAATTGCACAAAAAGCAGAGGCACGGCGCGTGGTCACACTGGGGATGCAGAAGGCTGCTGGCAAAGCATATACGCCATATACGCCAGCGGGTCGCAATATAACTGTGGATTACTGATATGACATATTCAATCACCACTAAAGACGGCATCACGATCAACAACATCCCTGACGATGTTGCGCCTGACTCTCCAGAGTTAAAGCAAAGAGTTGCTGCAATTCGTGATAGTGGTGGGCAGGCCCAGCCAATTGCATCCCCACGCCTAGACATTGGCCGTGAAGTCGGCTTGGCCGTGCGCCCGTTGGCTCAAACTGCCATGACCGCTGGTGGCTTGCTGCCGATGGTTGTCGATCCCTTGGTGAACTTCTTTAACTTGGCCGCCGGTACAAATGCGCCGACCATGACCAAGGCCACAGAAACCAACCTCAGACGCATGGGTTTCCCAGAGCCAAGGACAGCGCAAGAGCGCGTAGTCCAAGACATCACTGGCGCTGGTTACGGCACGGCTGGTGTGGCCAAAGTTGCAGGACAAGTCGCGCCCATGTTGCCGGAGATGGGCCGCAATGTTGCGCAATTCTTTGCCCAAAGCCCACGGGCGCAGACGGCTGCAGCCTTGACTGCCTCCACTGCTGGCGGCATGCTGCGCGAGGGCGGCGCATCTCCAGCGCTCCAGCTTGGCGGGGCTATGCTGGCCGGCATGGCAGCACCTGGTGGCCCGACCTTATCGACTACTCAGCGTGCATTGGCCGCACCAAGGGCAATTGTTCAGCCCTTCACTCAACAAGGCCGCGAGGTGATGGTCGGCAATGTGCTGCGCAATGTCGCAACAGATCCAGAACGAGCCATTGCCAACTTGCAAGCCGCAAGGCCAACAGTGCCAGGTGTGCAATTGACCACTGCTGCCGGTGCGCGTGATCCTGGTCTGGCCGGCCTTGAAGGGCCATTGCGGTCTGCCACATTCGACCCGTCCAACCTGTTTGCGGCAAGGCTGTCTGCCAACCAGCAGGCTTTGTTTGATGCGTTTCAGCGTACTGCTGGCCGACCTGGTTCTATTCCAAAAGCCGAAGCCAAGCGATCCAGCATCACAGCGCCACTGCGTGAGCAGGCATTCTTGAACGCGCCACCCGTATCCGCGATGCCAGTGGCCGCAGCGATTGAGAGCATCACCAGCAATCCGGCAACCCAGCGCCAGACAGTTGACCAAGCCATGAAGTATGTCTCCGACCTGCTGGCAAAGCGCGTAGAC